CCTGCCAGCCCCATCTACACCCTGCCTACAATGCGCAACATGCCCGTAAAGGCCCCTAATTTCGCGTATACGGCGTTTTAACGTGTCTACCCATCCAAGGGTAGCACCCAACACTAGAACGCGCTCTAAACGCTTCCTATCGCAATCTAGGGCTATATGCGTTTTTGGCGTGTTTTACTCATTCTACGTCTTGATATCAATTGTGAAAACATTGTGAAGATTAATCCTACCTACTTGACAAATAGAAAACCTGTGCTATACTGTGTTTTTTAGTCGAATACAAAAGGGGAAATTATGAGTTATCAAAAAGTTTGCAAGGTGAGCATGTCGCGCATCAACGACAGCAAAGGCTCGCTGCTGCTGTCATCGTCCAACCTGCTGTCGCTTATGGATGACGTTCTGGACAAGGTGATTAACGAAGGCTGGGTGTTGTCTAACAGCTCGTCAACGTTCTCGTCTGGCACCCTGTGTCAGGTGTTGCTTGTGAAAGCGGAGTCGCACCGTGAAACAAAAGCAATCCAACTTGACGTTCCGGGGGACGTTCCTGCTACCCCTGTAGCACAGGAAGCTGCTGAGGACACGCCAAAGCCAAAGGCCACCCGTAAACGTGCAGAGAAGCCTGCTGACGAATGGCAACCAGAAAGCTAACAAGGAGCTAACATGGCTACACACCAGCGTATCCAAACCGTCGCAGTTTGCTTAGGCAGGGATGTAGAATGGGTTGAGAAGTGCTCTCTACGCATGTACGAGAGCCTTCGTAAAAACTGCAAATTTAAAAATCGCTATCGTGGTTTTCTGAACAGCCAAATGTTCCTTGACGCTTGGCTGGAACTTTACAAACTCGGTGCTGACAAAGACAACGATTTATTCGTCACCATCACACCGAAGGGCACCAATCGCATCGTTACGCCGGATGAGTATGTCATCATTGATTCACGCCTTCGTCACCTTGTCGGGGCAATACGGCACAACAACTATCGCATGACGTGGGTGTATTACAAGAAGGGTGGCAAGGGTAAGCTTGGCGCTTGGTGTGTTGACGCCCCCATCGCACCCAAAGGAACGAAAAGACGCAGCCTGCAATTGGCAGCCTTCCGTTTCAAATATCAAGCGATTGATTATAAGTGGTGTTGTATATTCTTTCTCTACCCTGAAATCCCTCGTGACGTGTTGTTGGCCAGTGTTTACGAAGCCACAAACCTGCATGAAGAGGAACGCTACAGTGGTACGCAGTATGACGTATACGACACAATGGTGCGCATGTTAGAAACCCGAGCAGTTTGTGAGCGTCTGGACAGGAAATATGGCTAATCTTGATTTTGGCCGTCTTTTTGTGCCGCCAAAAGCAAAACCAAAAGTTTTGCCAAAGCTCGTCACGAAGCGATACGTTTTTGATGAGGCACTGGCCAGCAAATACTATGCCAAGTGCTTTGGCCTGTCAGCAACAAGGACGCGGATTCAGAAGTTTCGATACGACTACTTGTGGATTTGCTGCTCAGAGCTAAAAAGTGTTGACATTGAAGATGCTGGCCTATACAGTAAAACCCATGGGATGCACTTGCTACCCATACAACATGACATACAGCCATAGGAGAGCACCATGTCACGCAGCATTCGCGTAAACCCAAACAAAATGGATGACGTTGCCGTCAAGGAAGTTCAGAAGCGCAAGCGTAGCTTGACAAAGGCCGAAAAAGCCGCCCGTCGTGCAGAGAAAGACCAAGACTCATAAGGAGAGCCGTATGCGACAACAACGAACCCGCAAGCCAAAGCAGAAGCACGCTGATGCTCGTGTTTACGAAGGCGAGCATGTGGTTGAAAAACTTCAGCCACTAAACCACACGCAAGCACTGTATAAGCGTGCTATCGAGTCTTGTACGCTTGTTGTCGCAACTGGCCCTGCGGGTGTTGGCAAAACCTATCTGCCCTGCAAACACGCTGCTGCGCTGTTAAAGCAGGGCAAGATCAAGAAAATCATCCTGTCGCGCCCATATGCTGCCTGTGGCCGCACAATGGGCTTCAACAGTGGTAGCCTGACGGAAAAGATTGTGCCGTTTATGTTGCCGATGCTTGGTTATCTTGCTGAGGTGTTTGGCCATAACGACTTGGAGTACAAGTTGAAAACAGGTGTCATCGAGATTGTTCCGTTTGAAATCATTCGTGGACGTTCCTTTGACGATAGCTTCATTATTGCCGACGAATGCCAAAGTGCTACACCTGCTGAGATTCAGGCGCTCACTACACGCATTGGTGAAAACTGTACGCTGGTGGTTATGGGCGACCATCGCCAGAACGACTTCAAAACCAATCAGGAAAATGGCATTAAGTATTTGTGCCGTATTCTTGACAACTACGAGGTGCGCGACAGTGCGATTGTCGAGTTTTCTGTCAGCGACATTGTACGCTCTGGCATCACACGCGACTTTGTGATGGCGTATGAAGAGGACGGTTGGCACTAATCTGCGATCTTGTTACACAACTTTACACAATTGGTGGCTAAATGCTGCCAATTGTGAATTTATTGTGAAGAATTACAAAAGGGGCTTGACAAATAGAAAAAGTGTGGTATAATATGTGGCATCGGAGGTAATGATGCTACAAGAGATTTGTCTAGCTCTTGCAATCTATCACGAAGCGCGTGGTGAGCCAACGGCAGGTAAACATGCTGTTGCTGAGGTTGTTGTAAACAGAGCTGAAACACGAAAGAAAGATTTTTGCGATATTGTTTTCGAGCGTAACCAGTTTAGCTGGACTCGCAATTCTAGGTGGAAACAACATCACAAAGATGAAAAATCTTGGCAAGATAGTTTACGAATTGCCAATCTTCACTTAAACGGAAGCCCAACAAACTACACGAAAGGTAGTGAGTATTTTTGCTCATCTAGCATGAACATGTCGCGTGCATGGGGTGCTCGCAAGATGGCAACAATCGGTCGGCACACGTTTTACAGAAAATAGCTACAGGATGGAGAGCACAACAATGGATGATATTTTTTCTGACGATTTTTTGCTCATCACTGGCGACACTGACAAAAACCCGAAAGCCACGAAACAGAAGCAAATCTTTCAGGAAGCCAAGCTACGGTCTGCCACTACCAAGATGGTGGATAGCTTGGATAAGACAATTGCTTTCCTTCAGTCGGCCATTGAAAACCCTGACGTAAAAGTTGGCGACAAGATTAACGCAGCTAAAGCGTTGTTGTCTGGTGTCGCCAATTTGCGATCAATCTACTACGACGTGAAGGAACGCGAAGCCAAGATGAAGCGGGCACAGTATGAGGCAATCGTTGCTGAGAAGGACGCTTATATCGCTTCTCGTGAGCTTGCAGTCGAGCGTGGCGACCTTTCGCAGGGTCCACGTCCTACAGAAGAAATTGATTTCGATTTTGAGGGCAAATAATACGGAGGGCAGCGATGGCTCGCTTTGGACCGGCAAGCCTGAAACAGGCTATGTTTCTGAAGGCAGACGCTGACATTATTGTTTACGGTGGTAGCGCGGGGAGTGGGAAGTCCTACCTAGGGATTGGCCGTCACCTGCGCTACGTCAACGACCCGAAGTACAAAGGGTATGTTATCCGTAAAAATATGACAATGCTCACCAAGTCTGGTGGCCTGCTTGACAAGGCCCATTCAATCTTTAAAAACCATGAGCCGCGCGTTATCTTCAAACGCAGGGATATGCAATTCATTTTCCCAAGTGGCGCTGTGGTGGCGTTTTCCAACTATGAAAACGACGCTGCTGGTGAAATCTATCGTGGGCTAGAGTTGTCTGGCGCGATGTATGACGAAGCCACGCAGGCCAAAGAAGAGCACATTTGGAACCTTGTTTCCCGTATCCGTTCCGAGGCGAAGGTTAATAGTGGCCTGTGGCTAACCTGCAACCCTGACCCTGACAGCTACCTGTTCAAATGGGTGTTGCCGTATCTATACCCGGAAGGCCACGAATTTGCTGGCCGTCCTCGTCCAGAGATGGATGGCGTTGTTCGCTGGCTGCTGCGTATTGGTGACAGTGTTGTCTGGGGCGACACAGCAGAAGAGTTGATTGACGGCTATGGCCATATGTTCCCAAAGGGGAATATTCCACGGCCACTTAGCTTCACGTTCATTAGCGGAACGATTTACGACAATCCGCCGCTAATTGCAAACAACCCAACCTACCTAAACCAACTTCAACAATTGCCGCGTGTAGAGTGCGAACGGCTGCTGCATGGAAACTGGTTTGCTAGGCAGGAAAACTCGGGCTACTTTAAACGTGGTTGGCTTGGTACACCTGTTAGGGATATGCAAGGGCTGCGCATTGTATCTTGTGTACGCGCTTGGGATTTGGCAGCAACATTGCCGTCAGAAGCCTACCCTGACCCTGACTACACTGTCGGCATCAAGATGGCAAAACTTAGCGACGGCTCTCTCATCGTGTTGGATATGGTGAGGTTTCGTGCCAGACACGGGGATGTCATCACCAAGATGGCTGAAGTCGCTCGTGGTGACGGACGTGACTGTGTTATTTCCATTCCGCTTGATCCCGGACAGGCTGGCCGCATTGCTGCCGAGTATCTGAAGTCACAGCTTGCGCGTTATGGCCCTGTGGTGGCGACGAAAACAGACCGTAGCAAACTTGCGCGTTTCCAGCCGTTTGCTGCTGCTGCTGAGGATGGCCGCGTTAAGATTTTGGCCGCCGAGTGGAACGATGCTTTCTACACAGAGCTGGAACAGTTTACAGGCGCACGGTCAAGAAACAAAGATGACATTGTGGATGCTACTGCTGATGCGTTCAGGTGTCTTTTCAAGGCAACGGAAGTTTACACGTTCAAACCAGATAGGGTGGCTATCCAGCCAGTTAAATTTTAACAGGGGGTGTTATGGGGATTTCTAAAGAGCTTGGGTATATTGGTCAAGCTCTGCCAACATTCCTGCCTATTATGTCAGAGGATTTGGTTTTTCCACAGTCCATTACGACGTATAAGAAAATGGCTTTGAACTCTACCGTTAATGCGGCACTACAGCTTTACTATGCGACAATCAATCGCGCGGAGTGGTATGTTGTGCCGTATGACGATAAACTTCGGAATCAAAAGCGGGCTGAGTTTGTTGAGCAGTGCTTTAACGATATGGATCGTCCGTTTAGCGAGTTCCTGAAAGAAGTTGCAACCTACCTTACATTCGGGTTTTCGATTCATGAAATTGTTTTGAAATACCGTGACGGAAAGGATAGCAGATTTGACGATATGCGTGTCGGTATTAAGCGTCTGCCTATCCGACCGCAGGATACAATTAAAGGGTTTCGTTATACGGATGATGGCCGCGAAATTACGCATGTTGTTCAACTGCGCGGCCACAATCCATACAGCGTAAACACAATGGTGTCTGGCGTACAGAACACCACAATTGAAATCCCGTATAACAGGGTGCTCAATTTCCGTGTCAACCCGCAATACGATTGCCCTGTTGGTACGAGTCCGTTGCGCGGTGCCTACCTTCCTTGGAAATACTTGGTGCGCCTTAAAGATATTGAGGCCGTCAGTATTTCAAAGAACCTGACAGGCTTGCCGCACTTGAAGCTACACCCCGTGTACATGTCGGAAGATGCGTCACCAGAACAGAAAGCAGTTTATGAATATTATAAAACTGCCGTATCGCGTTTACAGCGAAACGAAGATTCTGGCCTCATCACACCGCTGCAATATGATGACGCTGGCAACCCAATGTTTGACTTTGAGTTGCTGTCGGCCAAGAGTGATGCAAACTCTTTGCCAGACACGCCAATTCGTCGCTATGTCAACGAAATCCTTCAGGCGCTCAGTGCTGACGTTCTTATCCTTGGTGAGGGTACGGGCGGCAGCTATAATCTGAATGATAGCAAAACCACGCTGCTGTACGGTGCCATCCAAGATCGCCTTAAGGAAATTGCCGACGAGATTAACAATGTCCTAATTCGGCGACTGTTTGAGGCGAACGGGTGGGACACCAACGAGCTGCCACGCATCCAGTTCCGCAACACTGCGGCACTTGACCTTGAAACCTTCTCTAAGGCTGTACAGCGTATTGCTGCGGTTGGTTTGCTTGAAGTCGATCGTGACGTTCTTAACTACGTCCGTCGGCAACTTGAAATCCAAGAGAAGCCAGAAGATGCTGAGGTTGATTTTAGCTTGCTGTCTAACTCTACGTCACGCGCTGGTGACGGCATTGCAAAGGGTAGCCTTAACGGTACATCAGATAGCGTAGCGGTAGTTGACACGTCTGTCGCCAACACGGAGAACTAAATGGAAGTAGTGTTTACAACCAAAAGCGTAGAACAGGACGACGAAAAGCGACTTGCTTTATACGTTGTCCTCGTTCCAGAAGAAACTGATGCGCATGGTGACATTTACTCTGCCGAGGTAGTTGAAAAAGCGTGCCATAATTTTAATTTGAATTGTGGCCGCGCAAACTTCCTGCACGAAGTGAATACAAGTGCTGTCAACATTGTTGAATCATATGTTGCGCCGTCAGACTTCACCACAGATAGCGGCGTTTTCGTCAAGAAAGGTACTTGGCTACAATCTTGGCACTTCCCTGCTGACTCGCTTGAGGCCGAGTTGGCGTGGCGGGCTGTTAAAAGCGGCGAGCTGAATGGCCTAAGCATCGGTGCCAAGGCACTTGTTACACAGGAGACACCATGACTGACAATAAGAACGCTGTAAGGCGCTTCCTAGACATTTCCTTTGACGACCCTACAGCCCACGTTGCGTTGGTGTCTAAAGAGCAGGGAGGGCCAGCAAACGGCTATACCACGCTGGTGACGAAGGCTGTCCAACAGCCAGCCCCGGAAGTAAGTGTTGACATGACGATGGAGTCGTTCCTCACCTACTTCTTCGACATGTGGCGTGACGATGCACAGAAGCTGGCAAAATTGCTGGGTTATGTTGACAGTAGGTCGGCAATGGATGCCCTGCTTGCGCAATATGGCGTGGATAACGAATACAGCCTGCCTGACGACGTATATCGTGACTATATTGACGCCTTCTATGGCCCGCTCAGTTTTGGCACAGTCGTCACTGTATTGAAATCCCTTCAAACAGGCGAAAAGAAAATCGAAACGCTTAGCGACACAGAGTTGCTGGCAGTTAAGAAAGCTAAAGATGGTGTTGCCGTCTTTGTTCAAAAAACGGCTGGCAACCAGTCGGATCAAAAGGAGAAAAGTAAAGTGTCCAACGATACTATCTTGGCTGACATTAAGAAAGCCGCCGAGGAAGTGCAAGTGCTGAAAGCGCAACTGCAAGCAACCTCTGACCAAAACAAAGAACTGCAAGAACAAGTTGCCGTTCTGAAGCAGAAAGCTGAAGCTGATGCCGAAGCTGTACGCATCGAAACCCGGAAGGCTGCCCTGAAAGCTGTCGCCCCGGCTGACACTCTGGACGTGCTGGTTGACTCTCTGAAGTCTGTTAGCGACGACGCTTTCCGCGCTGTTGTTGACACCATGAAAGCCAATCTGGAAGTCGCCAAGGCAGCGATGCAGGAAGTTGGTGTATCTGCCACCGAAAACAAAGTTGAGGACAATCAGTCCGACTATCAAGCGTTTGTTCGTAAAGCTGTTAGCGAACGTATCAAATAAGGAGACATAAATGACCTCTACTACTATCGTTTCGGCACCTCGTCTGGGTGATGTCCTGCAAAACGAATACGGCACTCAAGTTGGCTATGCCCGTGAGAAAGCTGTTGCCAACGACACCGCTGGCGTTGTTTACAACATCGGTGCCATTATGGGCAAGAACGGGAACAAGGTTCGCCTGTTCAAAGCTGGCGACACCTTTGCTGGCATCTT